ATTACACCTGCATCAGTAATAGATGCTCCTTCATACGCTAAATGCAAACGACCTTGCTCAGACCAAATAATTTGATCAGAAGCCATAGGCATTTCTGCACCTACCATACGTAAGAAAGATGAAATTGAACGATTTCCATAACGCTCTACTTCTTGTTCGTAAAGCTCAGGAAGATATTGTTGGGACCAGTTTGAGCCGCCGCTCCCGTGAAAGTTTAGGTAGTTACCAGCTGTTACAGTCTTACTAGCGTAAGGTGTAAACTCGGGTGGTAAATTGCTACCAAAATCAATTGCTGCCATTTTTTAAATTTTTAATAATTTTTAAGTTTTAGTTTTAATTTAGAAGTATCATCTCCTGCCAAAACTTTTGCTTGCATACCGCTTTGAGTATTTTTTGTATGTACCCCTCTCGGATCCATATTAATATTCTTAGCTGTTTTCATGCTTTCTTTCATTGCATCGGATTTTCCTTGCTGATAAAAGTGGTTTGCAATAGCATCCGCATTCATAGCTGTAAATAATGACTTGTGATAACCTTTTGCGTCGCTCATAACCTGGTCCTCATTTAGAAACTTTCTAATGAAATTATTAATGTCGCTCTG